TTTTTAGAAAAACCCTAATCGTTATCGCGAAAGAACGCAATTAACAAGAAAAACTAGGGGTTAAAGTCTAGTACGAAAGAATTTTAATCCTGATTTAAACCTCTAAACCAATAAGACTCAAGGCTGAACCTTAACATGCTTAACTAGTAAGACTACATCCACCCCGTGGGTGGTTCATCGTACTAGAATATGATAAGGACCCCACTTTCGAATGGGGTGACCACCAAGAGGGTAGTTGCGGAAACAAAGGAAGAAGGAAAGACCTATTAAGAAATTTCTTCTGAAGTTTAAATGTGTTTGACGCGCCGAATGCGCGGAGCTCCAATGAGATAGCCAAAGCTGAAATCGTCGCCAGCTGCCTCATACAAATTGTATGCACCGAAGCAGTTGCGAATCCCACCAGCGTCATCAGAAGCAGAAATTGGACTCTGAGCGAAGACTGTGTCGGTGTAATACGCGTACATGGGACGATCCATGCCTTTAGGGTCAAGAGAACGCATGATGTCAACCTTGCTGCGCCTAATAATGGGCCCGTCTACATCCGAAATCGTCCCTTCTCCTACAAGAGAGATGGGAGTTTGGGCGTAGTAGGGAACCTCAAATTCAATGGTGCCGTTGAGATCGGGGTACACGTAGTGCTCAAATGTTGATGAGACTTGCTCATTAGTGAAAGTGCCAAGGACGGGTTTGTCGAGACTCCCGTTCTCATTGATGTTAGTTGATCGTCGCACTATAAGGGGATCAGTTGGTCGAATGGCGTCATACTCAAACCCATCAAGCGCGGTAGTATACTCCTCCCGTGCCGTGTTGTAGGCATACGCGGGACGCATCCCTTGATTGGTACATCGCAAGCCATTAGTTGCGGGAGTAGCGAACTTGTACCTCCGCGAACCTCGCCAAAATCTATAAAGGTATGAAATGTAATACAGCGGGCAGCGAGCGGGAGGTTGAATCACAGCCTCAAAAGTATCTTCGGTCAAACTTCCGTCCGCAGCTCGTGACGATGGGTACTGAATATATTGCCACTGGTTAGAGCCTGTAGTTGTCGTTTCCCCAAAATAAGCAGGATCAACCCGAATTGCATTGAAAAGATAATCGTCATTGTTCAAGGGAATGGGTCCGGGAAAGGCATAACCAACGCCAGTCTGATTAACATAAGGAAAAGGTTTACCCATTGATGTGAGACCAAAACGTTTAATAAGCTGTCGGAGACTCGTCACTTTCTCTCCGATGCACAGTTGTTCTGCCATAGTGTGATCCATCATGCCCATAGGAAACACAGATGTTGATGTGTCTTGCACTTGCTCATTATGCTCAATGGCAGTTGATGTCAAATTAAAAACCTGAGCTTTCCATTCCAATTCCGGGTCTTCTTGAAATTCACCTAATTCAGAGACAGGTTCCGCAATAGCAAAGCGCGCAAAGTCAGGTATGGCATAAGCGATGTCTTCACCGCCAGATATCCACATGTTCAAAGGCACATTGTCCGCAACAGAATCCGAAGCTCGTCGCAATTCGTTGAGAATAGTGATAGTGATCGTGCCGGTAGAATACTTTTCCAAGTCCCAACCTGTGTTATCGTATTGTCCAAGGTAAACTTCTTTCCAAGGAACATTGGACACGTATGGCACCTCAAACTCGAGTTCTGAAGAGACACTCAAATCGAGGATCCAATTGTAAGCATTCTCGGCAATTGTGCCCGAAAATGAAGCCGACCCGTAAATCCCAGGGTGATAAGTGATCCTCAATCTCCCGGTATGAAAAGCAGTTTTGGCTGCAGCAAGCCTGTACTTAATAGTGCCTCGCCATTGTTGAAACATGGATGCAACATAAGCCACTGTGGTTGGACTATAAGTGGTCGTTCCCTGAACGAGACCGGGCGCAACTGCGTTATAATGTACAGTTGTGCCAACAGCGTCATTCAAAGTCCAAGGAATGGCAGAACGGAAGAGACACGACTTGGACGAAACATACGTAAGGTCCATTTCATCCACCTCCGTTGAGAAAATTCCTCCATCATATGTTAGACCATTGTCGGGCATTGCTCCAAGCTTTGAAGAAAGGTCAATGCCATCAACATTTGTAAAACCCTTGGCGGGCACGTTGATGTATGGGCAGTTCTTATCAAGATTGGTAGGTTTGTTCCAGCCAACTGCGGACGCAGCACCTCCAATGGCACGTGATACCCATTCAACTGGTCGCATCCAACTACCAAGAACGGGAACGGAGCCAAGCACGGAAGCTGCTGAAGCAACAGCGTTGGCAATGCCAGAAATGGGGGGTCCAGAAGTGGCGGCATGTTCTTCAGAGCCAACTTGTGCAATCCACACCTCTTCGTCAGCAATAGAGCCAACTTGTGCAGTCCACACCTCTTCCTCAACGGAAGGAACGGGGGGGACAGTCACTGGTTTGGAAGTAGGCATGGCAAGCTCAATGTCCTCAAACCAGGCAAAGATGGTAAAATTTGCTCCTACAGTGAGAGGTGACGTGCCAGATTGGATGGGATTAATCGGCACAATGTACATTTCTCCCATGTTGGAGTGAGAATCAAGCAAATTGAAATGAGACAAAGGAGAACAGTATGGCATCTTAATCTCAACGGGTGCATTGCTGCCAACGTCAATTTCAACTCCAGGAAATCCAGTTGCGTTGGGTAAATTGTTGAGCTGAGCGCCACGATTCGAGACGTCATCAAAAGGTGCGAAGAAAAGCCAATATTTACCACTCATAAAAGGGGTGGCATTAAAAATAAGGCGAATTTTGACATTTGCTCGGAAGAAAGTGAAATAGTCGAGCTTCTTGACGACGTTTGCGGAATTTTGGAAAATGACATCAGGAAATTTCAAACTGACCGTGCCAAAAGCATTGTTGAATTCCCCTTCCGAAACTTTCACAGGACGACGAAGGATGGCATGAATATCATGCAACTTGTCGTCTTCCGCCATTTTGGTCCATGCAGTCACAGATGATATATGTGGCTTCTCGTACGACTGGATGTTAGAATCGTCTACAAATGTCGTGATCTGCTGAACATTTTCTTGCGGCCCAATATGGGACAAATCTTGATTTTGTGATGTAGCAATCGATTGAGTTAGCTAACTCCCAGTCGCTCGATTAAACGGATCTGGTCAAAAGCGCCGAGCTGGTAGCCTGGATTTTAGGCGGCACACACCAGCCAGTAGAGCCGAAACTCTCCGCCCTTCTAAAACGAAGACCAAAGACCGGGCTTTGCTGCTCCCTCCTTGCGGCGATTAGAGAGAGCCCCTAGCTCTGGGTTTAATTGCAGGCGGCTGCCAGACGCCCATACTTCTTAGCCTCGACGAACCGGTATTCGTCATAAGTCAAGAAGAGTGGGCGCATCTGAAAGCCACGAGCAGCCTGTTTGTATTTTCCAATCCATTGTTCAAAAACCTCACGTCCGTGTAACGAGAGCTCAAAAGCCGATGTTTCCATGTTTTCAATCGTCCTCTCCTCATGGTCAAAGTCGCCCTTCACCCAATTGGTCATCTCAAGAACAACAGACAATTCCAGTGGAGCTATGTACTGATGTTCGCCTTCATCCCACTGAAACCCACGCTTGAGATAACTAATTTCACCGATGGAACGGTACGGAATCATGTCGCCAGATTTTGCTTCGTCAGTGTACGTCATGCCCATCTCCCTGTATCCCTCAGCGATGGTCAACTGGTTGAAGCGATCAATGACGGCATCAGAAATGTTGACACAATTATCATCCCCATACGAAACCATGGCAACGTGCTCGTTGAAAGCCTTCATCGTGCAATACTCTTCAGGCATCACCGTGAG